GGCCCTTGGATAACGGATCCGTAGATTATTCATTTTAACATCCCATGGAGGGACTCACTACCGTACCTTTGCACGCGAGTGTTTCGCTTGATTTTCTCAAAACGAGTTAATTACAGTGTTCACTTGCGTGAAGCCCATTGAAGGGTCGGTTTACGGGTGAGCCCGCTCCATGTAAGTAATTAACAACAGATGTTAAGATGAACGATCTTTGATTAAAAACCGGCTACCTCATCCTGAATCCCCGTCTACAATAGAGGGAGAAACAAGAATTCTTGGTGATTAAAAATGCTGGTGTTTCCAAAGCGCGTCTAGAAGAAGCTCCTGAACCTGGGACTTCAAGAACCAATTTCCTAAGACCTCCAATGGTGTGTTTGTCCATCAGAGTACGTTCAGGAATCTACTGAACTCATCAATTCTATCAAATTCATAATCGATGAATTGAAAGAATGGCCTTCTCAATAAGATCTTTTGATCTTGACTCGACTTCATTTCTGCTTCTTTCAATGTAGCAATATAATTGCCACAAGAATTTGGAAGTTGTGGTTCACTGAAATTGTCGACACAGAAAGTTCCCCATAAATCAAAGGGAATTCCCCAAAGCCACTTGTTCTTTTGCAAGTAATTTGAGGTATCTGGTCTCCATTTAAAGTAAATCTGCAACAACCGATCAATTCCAAAGTACTTTTCAGTATATTGAAATGACCTTAAGCAGGCTCCAAATGAAGGTAGTTCATAAGTCAAGACATCCGTCAACTCGACACATTGATCATAACTCAGACGTTCTAAGGGGTCTTCCTTACCCTTGCCTCGTCCTGTTAGCACGCCCATATTGACATAGTTAACTACGTCTATTGAGCGGACAAATTCCTCGCCAGGTTCACCATTGAACTTTACCGAGAATAACACACTGTTGATCTGACAGATCTCAGGGCAGAAGAGATTTTTTCCAATAGATGGAAACAATCCGAACTCCCTTGTGACCTCAGACCACTTCTCGTATGTTATTTTGTCACAGCAAAACAGGATATCGTCGCCGTTGATCAAAACTCGAGGAACTTCAATCTCCTTTGGTTGGTTTATATGCCAAAGGTTTAAATTAGAGGACTGAAGTTCATCCCTACTTTCTATCCAGTCATAGAAACGCTTGTTATTTAACCTGTGAAAGGTTAATCTAAAAATCAAGTAGTTTGCTAGACAAAGTATGGGAAAAGATAAGACATGGCCCATTAACTGACCATTAGTTTGTTGGCATACTCCATTATCACAACTCTTAAATGGTTGATAAAGCTCCACAAAATCGGATTTTCCGAATGTGTCGCTAATCTTCCTGTTGAGAGGATCTTTTGAGTAATCAATCTTCGAATTACAGAATCCCCG